GTTTATACATAGCGGCAATACGCTCTATGTTTATCATCTTATTGAAAAAGTCAGTCTTATCAAATAAATCAAAGAATGCCTCAGTTCCAATAGGTATGTATGGCATAGCCATATCTAGATCACTATCGCAGATATCATACTCGATAGGGTGTCTTTTTAAGAAACCAATAATAGTTTCAGATAAATAACGTACAGTTACAGGTTGATCAGTTAGATATCTCAAAGGATATGCTAATAATGCCAAACTAATAAATTTGACAAATCTAATCAATTCCACAACTGCATGTATCTTATGACTTTGCAACATATGTCCTACAATCTTAGCAGGTTCAGGATATGGTTGCATAAGGCCACTATCATCGAAGACTGTTCCTTGTGAGCAGAATTCAATAGGTGGTTGTTTTCCTTTTAATGACCAAACCTTATCTTCTCCCATGTCGAAACCGGAAAGAAGATAAAGCTTATCACAAAAGAATTTTAGTGTGTATGTTTTATCAGGGTCACACACAACCCAAGCATCATCAGAGAGAAGACCTTCTCGCTGACAACAATCATCACGATACACATCAAACCTCAATAAGAGGTCATCAAGTGCATGTAAATCCCACATACATACAGGCTTAGATCTAAACTCCATAAATCTATCTCTGTAATTATGCATGACAGCATCGTACCCATGATATGTAGTAATATACTCCATATAAACCATATCTATACATATCTTATGTGCACGAGAATTACCTTCAGCAGTATCGACTTTACCAGACGTTACACCAGAAGGTTTACAACCCATTTCTCCATTAAGATACAGTGGGTTAGTAATATCATTAGAATTTAATCCTATAGCAAGATTAAAGACTGCATTGAATGCCTGGCCCTCATCAAGAGATTCACCTAACATCTCAAATGCTTTTTGTTGTACTTGCTCTAAACCCAATTGAGTTAGGACAACTAAGTTGCCTGCTAACTGTATTACGCTTAGAATAGAACGATCCCATTTAGGCATGTCATGTCCTCTAACCTCACAATTAGCTGCATGGCAGTTGAAATCGTTAATAGGTTCAAGCATCTTATCCCAACCTCCATAATAAGGAGAGTTGCCAATTAAGACGTTACTTGGTACTTCTGCTAGCATATATTTATACCCTTGGTATAAAGCTCTCCCAGCATCAGTATCAGGGATAGGAACAGACAAAACAGTTCTGACTCTACTTTTTGCAGTAGATGCCAATTTGGAATTAATATTAGACACAAAAGGCATGTGTGAAAACATACGATGCAAGAGAGCAGCATTTCGCGCCTCTTCACCAATCATACTACGAATAGCATGAGCATCGCCTCCTATGCGGAATGGGATCCCAGATGACTTTCTGGGATTCTTTATAATATGCTTTTCAACAAAGTTGAATTGCAATTTAGTTCCTACACGTTCTTCAGCAGCGCGTATATACCCCCTACTCTTTAGGAAGCTGTTACGACTAGCTGTTATAAACGCATAATCACTGATGCCACCTCCTGCTGCTTTCCCAAACAACTTAATGTCATCGAAAGCACCTTCAGATGTAGCACGATAATATCGTGTTGCAACCTCCCATTCAAACGCACCGCGCTCAGATGGATTGCCCCAACCGGTATTCTGGCCTATACTATCGAAATATTCAATAACTGAAAAATCGGTATAGA